TCGACTTCGGCACCCAGCACCCGACCGCCGTCCTCCTGCTCGGGCTCGGGTATGACCGGAAGCTGTACTTCGTCGACGAACTCCGCATCGACGTCGCCGTGAACCAGATCCGCCAGTCACCGTCCCAGCAGTCCAAGACCATCCGGGCGTGGCTGAATCAGCCGCACCACCCCGAACAACTCACGCTCCGGCCTGAATGGGTGATTGTCGACTCGGCAGCCGCGGACTTCCGGCAGGAACTCTTCCATGACGGGCTCGCCACACAGGGCGCCAAGAAGGATGTCATGTACGGCATCGGGCTCGTCTCGTCCCTGCTGGCCCGTGAACAGCTCGTCGTCACCGACCGCTGCCAGGGCTGGATCGATGAGGTCACCGACTATGTCTGGGATACCAAAGCGTCCGAACGGGGCGAGGACAAGCCCAACAAGGACAAGGCCAAGGACGACAGCCTCGACACCGGCCGCTACGCCCTCGCCACCACCGAAGCCATCTGGCGCAACGAACTCACCGCTTAGGAGCGCACCTTGGCCGAGATCCATCACGGCGACTGCATCGACGTGATGCGGACCCTGCCCGACAACTCGGTCGATTCAATCGTGACCGATCCGCCCTATGGTCTGGGCTTCATGGGCAAAGCATGGGACGCCCTCCCGCCCGGTGAGGACTGGGCACGCGAATGCCTGCGCGTCCTGAAACCCGGCGGGCACCTGCTCGCGTTCGGCGGCACCCGCACATGGCACCGGCTCGCCGTCGCCGTCGAGGATGCCGGGTTTGAGATTCGGGACTCAATCGCATGGATGTACGGCTCAGGATTCCCCAAGCATCGGGCCGCACTCAAGCCCGCGTTCGAGCCCGTCGTCATGGCCCGCAAACCCTACAAGGGATCACTGACCGCCAACGAAGCCCTCCACGGCACCGGGGCACTGAACATCGACGCAACACGTATCAACCCCGGCTCGCCAGTTCCGGGCGGGAGTGGCGATAACCGGCAGTGGCGGGAACTCGAAGGCCGCACAGATCGGCAAGTCACGACAGCGAACCCCGCACACACGGCCGGTCGGTGGCCCGCGAACGTGGTGCTGGATGAGGACATGGCCGGGGTGCTCGACGGGCAGTCCGGCATCAGCAAGTCCCCGCCCGTTGGGAGTGTGGCCCGCATCAAGGCCATCCCCGGGCAGATAGCCAAGGGCGCCGAACCGGACCGCGTCAGCCCGAACGGTCACGGTGATAGCGGCGGGGCGTCTCGGTTCTTCTACGTGGCGAAGGCCCCGAAGCGTGAGCGCCCGGTCGTGGACGGTGTCGCGCACCCGACCGTGAAGCCCCTCGCCCTCATGCGGTGGCTGGTCCGGCTCGTCACGCCCCCGGGCGGAACCGTCCTGGAGCCGTTCGCAGGCTCCGGCGCGACCGTTGAGGCGTGCATCCTCGAAGGCTTCCACTACATCGCTATCGAACGCGAAGCCGAATACCTACCCCTCATCCAGGCCCGCATCGACCGGGCCGCCTAACCCACTCCGAGAGGGGCCTCCATGGCTTTGCCACAGTCCACCCAAGCATGGCCGCCCGCACAGGTGGGCCGGACCCTGCCGATGATGGGTGTGTGGTCTGCCTGGTACGCCGGGGACTCCGACCAGCTCTCTTCCGTGTATGGGGGGGCGTCGGGTGCTGACCCGACCGCGACCGGGTTCTTCGCCAGTGATCATGGCGGGTTCCGTGCCACGGTCGGCCGGGCCCTGACCCGCTGGTTCTGGGGTGAAGCGTCCCGCGGTCCGGATAGGCGGGTGAAGCTGCACGTCCCGATCGCCGCCGAACTCTGCCAAGCCAGTGCTGACCTGCTCTTCGCCGACCAGATCACCCTCAAGGTCGAGGACGAGACCACCCAGGCCCGGCTCGACGAACTGTGCGACGACGGGTTGCACACCGAACTGGCGGAGGCCGCCGAGGTCGCCGCCGCACTGGGCGGGGTGTACCTGCGGGTCACGTGGGACGACACCGTGTCTCCGGATGCGCCGTTCCTGACCCATGTGGACGCGGATCAGGCGATCCCCGAATTCACCTGGGGCCGGCTGACCGCGGTGACGTTCTGGCAGGTCGTCGCCCGGGACGGGAAGCGCGTCTACCGGCACCTGGAACGCCACGAAACCACTGACAACGGCACCGGCATCATCCTCCATGGCCTGTATGAGGGCGAAGAGGACAAGCTCGGCCACCCCATCCCCCTCACGGACCTGCCCGCCACGGCCGGGCTCGCCGCCCATGTGAACGCGTTCGGGGCCATCGACTCCGGCTCCGAGGGCCTCTGTGTCGTGTATGTGCCGAACCAGTCCCCGAACCGGCGCTGGCGGACCGACCAGAACGGCCGGCACCTCGGCCGCAGTGACCTTGACGGCGTCGAACAGCTCATGGACGCCCTCGACGAGGTCTACACGTCCTGGATGCGCGACGTCCGGTTGGGCAAGTCCCGGCTGATGATCGCCAAATCCCTGCTCGACAACGTCGGCACCGGCTCGGGTAGCGCGTTCAACGCGGAGCAGGAAGCCTACGCCTCCATGAACATGCTCGGCGCGGCGGACGCGAAACTCGCCGACCAGATCGAACAGGTCCAGTTCAAGATCCGCGTCCAGGAACACAAAGAGACGGCCGCGCAGCTGGTGCAGGACATCCTGCAACTGGCCGGGTACTCGTCCGAGACGTTCGGGATTTACGACGGCGGCGGGCCGGTCAAGACCGCCACCGAAGTCGAATCCAAACAGCAGCGCTCCCTGTTGACCCGGGACCGGAAGATCCGGCTCTGGCGCCCCGCCATCGCCGCCATCATCGAGAAGCTCCTCGCGGTCGATCAGGCCCTGTTCGGGACCCCGCTCACCGTGCAGGCCCCGGATGTGCTGTTCCCCGACGGGGTGCAGGAATCGGCCCTGTCCATTGCGCAGACCGTCCAGGCGCTCCGTGCAGCGGACGCCGCCTCCGACAAGGTCATCGTCGGGATGGTCCATCCGGACTGGGACGAGGACGACGTCGAGGAAGAGGTGGGGCTGATCGTGGCCGCACGTCAACTAGCACTGCCTGCCGCGTTGCCGGATCCGATGTTCATTCACCCTGACGACGGGAGCCTGACCGATGGCACAACCCCAACAGGAGACGGAAAGCCTGCCCTCAACGGTTAACCGGCTCTCCGCCGCGACGGCGGTGGTGTTCGCCGCCGCCGAGGCCCGCCTCGTGACCGGGTCCGCAGTGCTGGTGAAGGCCGCCATCGCGAACCCGGCCCTGGTCCCCTCGTTGCGGGGCAGGCTGACCGGCCTGTCCCGCTCCGTCTCCGCTGAGGTCCTCGCCAAGGTCCACGCCCTGGCGGACACGGTCGCTGACACGGCGGCCCGCAACGGCAACGCCTCCGCCGCCCGCGAAGTCAGGGCGCTCGAGCGACGGGTGGAGAACTTCCACGGCTCGGCCATGGCGGACATCATGCCGCACAACGTGACCGCGTCCCGACTCATCGCCGAAGACCTCGCCACAAGGCTGGCAGCGGCCGCGCAAAGGATCACCCGCTACGGGGACGACGCCTACCGCGCCGCCACCACCGGCGGGGCTTTGGCGCAGATCAACCCGACACTGGACGTCATCCACCGCACCCTGCACGCCGCCACCCCGGCGGAAGCGCAGGCGCAGGCGTGGCGGGAACTCACCGCCCGCGGCGTCACCGGGTTCACCGACGCCAAGGGCCGGGAATGGAACCTCGCCACCTATGTGGAGATGGCCGTGAGGACCGCGACCCAGCGGGCGTACAACGCCTCGCACCGGGAACGGCTCACCCTCGCCGGGATCCACTACTTCACCCCGTCCACGACCGGCCGGCCGTGCCCGCTGTGCGCCCCCTGGGAGGGCCGGGTCCTCGCCGACCGGGGAGCCGGGACCGTGACCGAACCGGACGCCGCCACGAACGAGCCCGTGACCTTCGAAGTCGCCGGCACCATCGAGGACGCCTACGCGGCAGGCTTCGGTCATCCAAATTGTAAACACACCCTGACCGCGTACCTGCCCGGCGTCACCGCCCTGGTCCCGAACCAGTGGACCGCACGGGACGAGCAGCGCTACCGGGACACGCAGAAACTCCGCGCCCTCGAACGCGAGGTCCGCAAGCACCGGCAGGTCCAGGCCGCCGCGATCACCGACACCCAACGCGCCGCCGCCGGCCGTCAGGTCCGGGCCGCGCAGGCACTGGTCCGCGCCCACACCCAAGCGACCGGCATGCTCCGCCGGGCACGCCGCGAACAAACCAACCTCGGCAACAAGTAACCACTCTCACCACCGTCCCGGGAGGACACCATGAGCGCAACACCCCCAGAAGCACCCGCCGAACCGGCAGAGCCGCAGACCCCCCCGGCCGAGCCCGCCCCGGTAGAGCCGCCCGCGGCCCCCGCCGTGTGGGATGACCCCGCCGCGGCACGCGCCGAGATCGAAAAGCTCCGCCGCCAGAACGGCGACGAACGCATCAACGCCAAAAAGCAGGCCGCCGACGAAGCCCGCAACGAACTCCTGCAGAAGCTCGGCCTCACCAAAGACGGCGAACAGCCCGACCCGGCGAAGGTCGCCGCCGACCTCGCCGCCGAACGCGAAGCCCGGGCCAACACCGCCCGCGAACTCGCAATCTTCAAGGCAGCCTCCGGCGCCGGAGCGGACCCCGCGAAACTGCTGGACTCCAACTCCTTCCTCACTTCCGTCAAGGGGCTGGACCCCGCCGACGGGGACGCCATCGCCGCAGCCATCACGGCCGCGGTCACGGCAAACCAATCACTCAAGGCAGTCCGGGCGACTGGCGCGAGCGGCATCGAGCAGACCGGCGGGACCGGCGAGCAAGGCCAAATCACCGAGCAGCAGCTCAAAACCATGCAACCCGAAGAGATTGTTGCAGCCCAGGCCAAGGGCCTGCTGCGGAACCTTCTCGGATAACTGAAAGGCATCACCCGTGAGCATCCTCAACTTCCGCCCGGAGATCTGGTCCGCCAACCTCCTGGTCGCCACCCGCAAGACCCTCGTCTACGGCGACTGCGTGAACCGTGACTACGAGGGCGAGATCAGCGCCGCCGGCGACACGGTCCGCATCACCAGCATCGGCCGGCCCACGATCAGCTCCTACGTGCCCAACAGCACGGTCATCAACCCGGAGCAGGTCAACGACTCCCAGCGCACCCTGGTCGTGGACCAGTCGAAGTTCTTCGCGTTCGCCGTGGACGACGTCGACGCCCGCCAGGCCAAGGGCAACGTCATCCCCCAGTCGATGAACGAGGCCGCCTACGGGTTCGCGGACGTCATCGACCAGTACGTCGCCAACTCGATGTACACGGGCATCCAGACCGCCAACCAGGTCGGCTCCATCACCGTGGCCGCGAACACCCCGTCGGACTTCTACGACAAGGTCCTCGTGCCGTTGAAGATCAAGCTGGACCTCGCGAACGTCCCCACCGAGGGCCGCTGGATCAACGTCCGCCCCGAAGCGCACGGCGCCCTGCTCCGCGACTCACGCTTCGTGAAGGTCAACGAATCCGGCACGTCCGAGGCGCTCCGCAACGGTATGGTCGGCCGGGCCGCCGGGTTCGACATCCGCCTCACGAACAACGCCCCGAACACCACGGGCTCCGAGTACGTGACCATCGCCGGCACGAACGCCGCGTACACGTTCGCGGAACAGATCAACAAGGTTGAGGCGTACCGGCCGCAGAACAGCTTCTCCGACGCCGTCAAGGGCCTGGTCCTGTACGGCGGCAAGCTGGTCCGCCCCGACTTCCTCGCCTCCGCCCTCGTCACCATCTCCTAAGGAGCCTGAATCATGGCACGCACCGCTGTACCTGTAACCGACCTGACCGCCGCGACCTCCGTCGCGGACCCGGCAGGCACGACCGCCGACCCGACGAACGGGCACACCATCACCGGCGTCCGCCCCGAAGTCCTTGTCATCCGGGTGAAGAACACCACCGGCGGGGCTTTGAACGCGATCCTCCGCGCCGGCACGTTCCCGCTGGCCGCGTCCTCCGGGCAGGGCGACCTGACCGTGTCCGTGGGCGCGGGCGCAATCGTGTTCATCTCCCCGTCCGAGTCCGCCCGCTACCTGCAG